GCAACGAATTAATAGTAGCAGCAGTCGCCGCCGCCAAATCCGCATAGACAATACCACCACTCGCCGTCAGCGCCGCATTAGAACCAACAGCAGCGCCCGAACTATACGAAACCGTATTACCAACAGAA